GTTGTTCATGCCGCCTGTGCGCTTCGCATTTTCGCACGGAGCGCGGTTACGTACAGTGTGTTCTTGAACCGCCAGCGCATCCCCGCTCCCTTGCAACGCTGTCCGATGATGACTTTCCATGCCGTACTGTACAAATATCTCGGAAATATGACAGTATATTAAGACAGGAGAAAAAATGCTAGAAAACGAATTAAAAGAAAGAATAAATTATTTTGAAAATTTATTATCGAAAAAAACGCAGAGGATAATAACAAGACACGAATATTATGACATGAAAAATAATGTTATTGATTTCGGCATTTCAACACCTGAAAAACTGAAGTGGTTAAAAGCTTCGATTGGGTGGTGCACAAAGGCAGTCGATTCACTGGCTGATAGACTATCATTTCGTGGATTTGATAATGACAATTACGGAGTAAATGAAATATTCGATAACAACAACAAAGATATCTTGTTTGATTCTGTCATTCTTGAAGCGTTGATTTCTTCGTGCTCATTTATTTACCTTGAAGAAGTAAATGGAAATGTTTTATTGCATCCAATCAATGCGGTCGATGCGACTGGAAAGATAGACTTAAAGACAGGATTGATGACTGAAGCATATCTTATTTTGAGTAGGAATGATTACGGATTGCCGAAAGAAAAATTGTATCTGACACCAAATCAGTCTATTTTACTCGATGAAAAATCAGACATAATTACAACAAATAAACATTCTATTAATCATCCTTTGATTGTCCCGATATTAAACAGGCCAGATGCTAAAAGGCCATTCGGGCGGTCAAGGATATCCAGAGCATGTATGGATTACGCTTCTTCGGCAATAAGGACAATAAAGCGATCAGAAATATCAGCAGAATTTTATTCTTTTCCTCAAAAGTATATCAACGGGCTTTCCGAAGATGTTGAGATTGATAAATGGAAAGCTGCGATGTCCTATGTTTTGACTATCACAGAGTCTGAGGACGGAAGCAAACCGCAGATAGGTCAATTCACACAGCAATCAATGACACCGCATATCGAACAGCTTAAAATGTTTGCTTCGTTATTTGCAGGTGAAGTTGGATTGACCATGGAGGACATAGGTTTCTCAACTGGAAATCCTGCGAGCGCAGAAGCGATTAAGGCGTCTCACAATCAAATGATGCTCACGGCGATGAAATGCCAAAAGAAATTTGGTTCAGCGTTCTTAAACGTCGGATATCTTGCTGCATGTTTAAGAGATGATGTTCCTTATGAAAGAAAAGAATTCAGCAAATTAAAACCAATATGGGAACCACTATTCACACCTGATTCCGCTATGTTGTCAGGGCTTGGAGACGGGATTATTAAAATCAATCAGTCAATACCCGGGTATTTTGATAAGAATAATGTATCTGTTTTAACTGGAATTGAAGCATCGAGTGGAGGTGAGGCGATTGACAGATATCGTGCCAGAATTACTGGGGAAAATTCGGAAACAGTTTGATGACGGATTTAACGCAAGTAGTATCATCAAAAGGAATTTTCAAAGGATAAGAGACGGGACTGCAACGCATGGAGATTCGTATTCATTCGCCAGAGAGGTCGGGAAGATTTTAAGAAAATCCCTAAACGATAATTTGAGTGCTGACATTTTGCCAGACAGGAAAATGTATTACAATATTGCCGACAGGATTTTAGGTGATACATTAGGCACTAATCACGAACTGATATCAGGAAACACGGCGAAAATCCAGACGATATTGAATAAGAAGTCTGGATTAGGCATAAAAGGTGTTAAAAGCGAAATAAACGAAGATAAAGTCAATGGAATTGTTGACAGATTATCGAACGCAGACAGCTTTGATGATATCGAATGGATGTTAGGAAACCCGATTGAAAACTTCAGCGAATCAATCGTAGATGATACGATTCGTGCATGCGCTGATTTTTTAGATAAGAGCGGAATCGAAACATATGTTATCAGGACGGCCTCAGGGGGGTGTTGTGAGTGGTGCAATAAACTCGCTGGAACATACGAATATCATTCATCCGAAATGAACGGGCATGATGTCTGGAAAAGGCATGAGTCATGTCATTGCGAGGTAAATGTAAAAACAGACAAATACAGTAAACTTGAAAAGATGAGACGGTCAGGAAACGCATTCATAGGTTAGGAGGGTTATATGGCAGCCGAAAAAAGATTTGGTCGCCAAACCCCCACGCAGTCTTTGGTTCTTCCTTATGAAGAAACGCATGGGCCTGAAGCATCCGAATATTACAGAGAATCAGGCAGAGAGCCACAGCCTTGGCAAGACGCTCTCATTTACGACATCCTATCGGTTAATCAGGAGGGCCTGTACACTCATACGAAATTTGGATACTCCGTTCCTAGGCGAAACGGCAAGGGAGAAATAATCACAATTAGAGAGTTATACGCTTTAATGGTTGGCGAAAAAGTCCTTCACACGGCGCATCGAACGGCCACATCAAGTTCAGCTTCGTTAAGGCTTGCGAATCTTCTAAAGTATGCAGGGTATACCGAAGTTGTCAGACTGAAAAAAGGCGAAACATACGAAAATTCATACAGTTACTCAAAGCAATTTGGCCTTGAGAGAATAACGCTATTGGATACTGGCGGAACTGTCGATTTTCGCACTCGTACTTCAAAAGGCGGACTCGGTGAAGGTTTTGACCTGCTTATAGTCGATGAGGCTCAGGAATACACAGATGACCAACAGTCAACACTTCAATATGTTGTGTCTGATAGTGCGAACCCTCAAATACTACTCTGTGGAACACCGCCGACGATGGTATCTTCAGGGACTGTCTTTGAGAAACTAAGAAACGAATGTCTTCAGGGCAAAACAGAGGATACTGGATGGGCTGAATGGTCGGTAGAACATCAATCCGATGTGAACGATGTTGAATTGTGGTACGAAACGAATCCTGCCATGGGATATCAACTCAACGAAAGAAAAATCAGGTCCGAAAATAAAGCAGATGACATTGACTTCAATATCCAGCGTTTAGGCTTGTGGATAAAATATAATCAGAAATCCGCAATAACAAAACAAGAATGGATGAATGCGAAGGTTGATGACTTGCCTAATTTTACCGGCGGTATTTTTGCTGGCGTGAAATATGGTCATGATGGGAATAATGTTTCACTCGGAATCTGCATCAAGACATCCGAAGGAAAGAACTTCATTGAGGCGATTGACTGTCAACCAATAAGAGCAGGTATGGATTGGCTAATCGAATGGATCATTGCGATGAATCCAGATAAAGTTGTAATCGACGGCGCAAGCGGTCAAAATATTTTGGCTGAAAAGCTAAAAGAAAATAAATACAGGCATTATCTTTTGCCGAAGGTCGCTCAAGTAGTTTCAGCGCATACAACTTTTGAACAATGTCTTGAGAATTGTGTTATTTGCCACAACGGCCAACCCTCACTCGAACAATCGGCATCTAATTGCGAAAAGCGTGTTATTAGTTCAGGTGGTTGGGGATATCGCTCAATAAAGGACGGTGTCGATGTTTCACTGCTCGAATCGGTCATATTAGCTAACTGGGCATGCGTCGAACAAAAGGAAAAGAAGAAACAAAGAATAAGTTATTAAGAAGCATCGGATAAGGTGCTTTTTTAATATAAAAATACGCTACCACAGCGGAAACAGTGGGGAAAGGCAGAATTATAATGAGTTTTAAACCAATCGAAACACAGGAACAATTTGACGAAATGATTAAAGAACGAATCGGAAAGGCGAAAGAATCCGTAAGAAAAGAATACGAAGGATACATCTCGCCTGAACAATACGAAGCGTTCAAAGGGTACATATCCCCGGAAGATATGGAAGGAAAAATTAATCCTATGTTAGAACAAATTCAAAGCCTGTCAGGCTCGTTGGAGTCTGCAAATAAAAAAATAGAAGAAATGGGGACAAGTATTTCTGAAAAAGATAAAGCCATTTCAGAAAGAGATGCAACGATTAAAAACAAAGATATAAAATTAATGAAAATCGATGCGGCAATCAAATACGGGGTCCCTGTGGACATTTGCGACAGAATCAACGGTTCGACAGATGATGAAATCTATAAAGATGCTCAAATCGTTTCACAGTACATGAGTAAATCATTCTCGCCACTCAGAAACATCGAGCACAAAGAACCTATCGATGGTGTCACAAAAGCATTCATGGATTTAAATCCAAATATCAAATTAACTGATTAGGAGAAAAAATTATGGCAAACGAAAAACAAGATCGTTATTCAAGTCTCGTGGAAGATAAGCTTCGTGCAGAATCTATTTTTGTTGGATTATTTAACCGAAGATACGAAGGCACACCGACAGCAGGGGCTGTAAAAATTCCATATCGTGCTGAATCAACGGTAGGTGATTATAACACCACAATCGGCGGTTCTTTGTCAGCACCTGAAACAAACTTCAGAACATTAAACATCGACAAAGACCGTTATGTGAACCAATTGATTGATGGTTACTTGGCAGCAGCGACTCCAGACGGTTTAGTCGCTGAAAGAATCGATTCAGCCGGCTATGCTTTAGCGAATGATATCGATGTGGCATTGGCTGAATTATGCAAAACTTCAGGCACTATCATCGGCAACACCACAGCACTCACCACAAGCACAGTATATGATAAAATCGTTGATGCCGTTCAGGCCGTGAAATCCTTAAAAGTCAGACAGTCTGAAATGTGGCTTGCCGTCGATAATATCACTTATGGCTTATTCTTGAAATCAGATGACTTCCAGAAAGCGACCACAGGCGACATTGAACAATGGGGTAATGGTTTCGTAGGCCGAATCGCTGGTGTGCCTGTGTTTGAATCTTGTAATCTTCCAGCAGGTGCTGAATTCATCTTAGGAAACCGTGTATATTGTCACTTTGTTCAAGAATGGATGGTTCCTGTACAAGTTAAAGACCTTGCAGACGGTGCTCATATCGGTTCATCTGCCGTTCAGGGCCGTTTGGTCAGTGGTTCGATGATTTCACAGACCGGGACCGTTTTAGTTAAGACTAAAGCATTGGGTTCTTTAACAGTATCTTCTTCAGCTGGTTCAAAAACAGGCGATACGAAGATTACAGTAACCGAAACAAAAGAAAATGACTACAATGTCTACAAATACAAAGTGGATACAAACGCAACAACTGTAACAGTAGGCATGGATGTTTCCGCATGGGCTACATGGGATGGTTCTTCAGACATTACGGCCGCGACTGGCGAACATTGCACAGTAGTAGAAGCATCAGCAGACGGCAAAGCACTCAAATCAGGCGATGCGACTGTCACAGCTAAATCCTGATAGGTGATTTAATGGCGAATGATTTTGTAACGATTAACGAGATGATGTTACTATGGAGGTCAATGTCCAACGACGAAATAAAGCGTGCTGAGGCATTGATTCCGATAGTCTGCAACTGTCTGAGAGAGGAAGCTGTAAAAGTTGGTAAGAATCTTGATGACATGATATCTGAAGACGCTTATCTCTCGGATGTTGCAAAATCAGTAACATGCGATGTCGTCGCAAGAACATTGATGACAAGCACGAACAAAGAGCCTATGAGTCAGTTTTCAGAATCTGCTATGGGTTATTCTGTTTCAGGCACATTCTTATCCCCTGGCGGCGGCCTTTTCATCAAGAAAAGCGAATTGGCAAGACTTGGCCTGAAGCGTCAAAAGATTGGAGTGATTGATTTATGTCAATGATCAAAGGAATTGATATCACTCTATACGAAAAAACGCTTCAGGTTGACCAATCGGGCAATGTAGTGAAAGATAACTTCGGGGTTCAGCAATATACGGAATCCCCTGTTATTGTCCATAATGTTTTAGTTGGTCAGCCGTCGTCTGAAGATGTCATCAATGAAATGTCTTTATATGGAAAACATTGTGCTTACGTCCTCGGTATTCCAAAAGGGGATGCTCACGAATGGAGAGATAGAAAAGTATCTTTCTTCGGCGAAACATTCATGACTTATGGATTGCCGATACAAGGTATTGAGTCAATGTTGCCTTTAGACTGGAATAAAAAAGTCATGGTAGAACGCTATGAGTAGCTTTAAATTCGAGTTGAACTATCAAGGTGTCAGGTCGCTATTACACTCATCTGAGATGAGAGAAGTGTTAAAAGGATATGGAAATGCCATAGCAAACAAGGCAGGGGAAGGATATGAAGTGAAAAACATGCCGACCCGTGTTATAGCCGTATCGACCGCATCCGAAAAGGCTCGAAAAGACAATCTAAATAATAATACGCTATTAAAAGCGATGGGAGTAGTAAATGATTGAAGAAACGATATTGAATCATCTCACATCTCAATTAACGAATGTTCCTGTATACATGGAACTTCCAGCTAATCCGCCGCCAAAGTATTGTTTGGTCGAAAAGACAGGCTCAAGCGTATCTGATTACATTCACACAGCCACCATTGTAATTCAATCGGTGGCTGTTTCTTTGTATGAGGCGGCAACGCTAAACGAATTGGTAAAAACTGCTATGGATGGTGCGATTTCATTATCATCCATTTGCAAAAGCAAATTGAATTCAGATTACAATTTCACAGACACAGAAAAGAAGCAGTATCGCTATCAATGTGTCTATGACATTGTGCATTATTAACGAGGTGAACAAAATGCCAAATACATCAAATGTAACAGTCGGGAAACCGAAAGTAGCAGGTTCTGTTTTTTACAAAACAGGCACGGTAACTCCTCCTTCATCAACAACGGATCCTCTGACAGGTTACACGAATTGCGGATATGTTGGTGAAGATGGGTTAAAGAATGAAAGTAAAAGAGACACAACAGAAATCAAAGCCTGGGGCGGTGATGTCGTAATCAGACCAACAACAGGATTCGCAGACACATTCAAATTCAAATTGATTGAAGGTTTGAATGCAGATGTTCTTAAAGCTGTCTACGGAAGCACAAATGTAACCACGGATGGAACATCTAATGAAACGGCCGTATCAGTCAACTCAAAAGAACTTGACCATGCATGCTGGGTGTTTGAGATGATAGTTGGTGGAAATAAGGCAAAAAGAATCGTTGTCCCTGATGGACAGATTACGGAGATTGCAGAAATCACTTATAAGGATTCTGATCCAGTCGCTTATGAAGTAACATTGGCAGGCTATCCTGATGCTAGCGGAAATACTCATTACGAATATATCAAATAGGTGTGCATATGTTAGAGGGTAAATTATCAAACGGGTTTGAATATCAGATTAGCGATGATGCTTTAAATGATTATGAAGTTCTTGAAGTCATTAGCGAATTAAAAAAAGACGCATCTCAATGCGTTAAATTAGCTAAACTTCTTCTAGGCGATGAACAACATGACGCACTTAAAGAACATTGCAAAGTTGACGGAAAAGTGAAAATGGATTTGATGATCAATAGCATCGATGAAATTTTAAGGAATAACCAACAAACAAAAAACTCTTAACCCTCAGCGAAATGATAAACACAAACGAGGATGCCTTTATCTGTGATATGGCAGAGACTTATGGCATCCTCGATTATCGCAGTCATCCATTAAAATTGATTGCGATTTTAGCTTTCGGCCTGAGGGATGAATCACGAATTAAAATGGAGCTTTCAGGGCTTCCGGAAACAAAACAAACGCTTCTACTTGCAGGGATTTCTGATAAGTTGACTTGCGCTTATTGGGCGGATAAGAATTCAGAGCCAGAGTTGATTCTGAGCCACTTATACGGAATAAACAAGGAAGATGATGAAGAAATAACTGTATTCGATTCTATTGAAGCGTATGAACAAAAGAGAAAAGAAATTTTAGAAAAGGCGGTGGATTAAATGGCAGGAACAACACTTGGAAATGCTTATGTCCAGATTATACCATCGGCCAAAGGAATAAAAGGCTCGATAGAGAGCGAGTTAAGCGGTGAGGCGCAATCCGCAGGTTCTTCAGCAGGGTCAAAGATTGCTTCATTCGCTAAAACGGCGATCATTGCGGCAGGTGTCGGGAAAGTATTTTCTGCTGCACTTCAGGAAGGTGCCGCACTTCAGCAGTCATTAGGCGGTATCGAAACGCTGTTTAAAGACTCTGCCGACACGATGAAAGGATATGCATCTGAAGCATTTAAAAATGCTGGCCTTTCTGCGAATGAATACATGGAAACGGCAACAGGATTTGCGGCTTCGTTAGTCAGTTCGTTGGGCGGTGATACTGCTCAGGCGGCTGAGATTGCAAATATGGCCATAATAGACATGTCTGATAATGCGAATAAGATGGGGACTGATATGGAATCCATTCAGAATGCTTATCAGGGATTCGCGAAACAGAATTATACCATGCTCGATAACCTTAAACTTGGCTATGGTGGCACTCAGGCAGAAATGCAAAGACTTTTGGACGATGCCGAAAAGATATCAGGTGTCCATTACGACATAAGTAATCTGTCGGATGTTTATTCTGCAATCCATGTTATTCAAGGAGAGTTAGGGATTACAGGCACAACTGCCGAAGAAGCATCTCAAACGCTATCAGGCTCGTTTGGAATGATGAAATCATCCGCTATGGATTTCTTAGGTGCATTAACAGGAGAAGGGACAACATCCGTCGATGTCGCTATTCAAAACCTTGCGGATTCTGCCATGACTTTTATGGATAATCTATTCCCGATGCTTGAGAACATTCTATCTGGATTGATTACTGCGTTGCCTGATATCATTGAAAGATTATTTGATATGCTATTCACTTATATCATACCTGCGATAGGAAATCTTGTATTAAAATTAATCCCGGCACTTGTGGAGGCCGTTCAGAAATTAGCGGATAAAATCATCGAATTCGCAAATGACCCTGCGGCGATTGAGTCAGCAGTTCAATTTATGGTTAATTTTGGATTGGGAATAATTCAATCAATCCCCGATATTTTGCTTGCCGTCGGGAAACTTATTCTTGCGATTCTTCAAGCGATTTTCACTTTAGGACCTGAGTTATTAAAAGCAGGATGGGATGCAATCGTTCAATTCGCCGAAGGTATATGGAACGGAGCGAAAGACAAGATAAAAGGTGTCATCGACAAGGTGAAAGAATTCTTTGATTTCGATATTCACTGGCCGAACATCCCGTTACCACATTTCAGCATCTCACCGTCAGGGTGGGGATTGCATGATTTACTCGAGAGCGGAACTATTCCTTCGCTCGGTATTTCATGGTATGCGAAAGGCGGTATCTTTAATTCACCATCTATCATCGGTGTCGGTGAAAGAGGGCCTGAAGCCGTCATACCAATCAACAAGCTAAAAGAATACACAAGCTCAAACGCATCTGAAATCGCATATGCAGTCAAACAAGGCATTAGAGAGTCCGCAGATGTTATCGGAGAGGCTATGGCCGAAGCGATTGAAGGAATGGGCATCAAGTGTGACTCAAGACAGTTCGGCAGAGTCATTAGAAAGGTCGTGACTGTATGATGAATTTGAAATATATTAATTCAAAAGGCATTGAACTTCCTTTGAATGGTTCTCCATACTGGATTGAAGATGAGGCATTATTTGATTACGAATGGACAGTAGAAGAATCCAACGAAAAGATAAGCGACATAAAAAGAAAACCTTCAAAACGAAGTGCGACGCTATACATTAAAGGGTCCACATCAAGCGAATTTAATGATTTAATGAATGCGTTTTATGATATCGTCGATTTCGATGTTGCGATTAAGTCGCCAGGAAAACTCGTGCTGAGCGACGGATCATATTCAAGCTGCTATATCATATCATCGAAAAACAAAAAGCTGAATGTCGGAAGGGTAGGAGCGCAGAAAGAAATATCAATATATTTCATCGATTCTATATGGACGAAAGAAACAGGGCGAGCATTTGAAAAAATCTCAGTAGAGGCGAATGGGCTTAACTTCCCATTTAACTTCCCTTTTAATCTCGGCATCGGTCAAGCGACTTCACAGAGATGGAACACGGGGATTAATGTCCCGAGTGATTTCATATTGACTTTTAACGGCAATTCGAGCGGAACGGTAACCAATCCGACGGTGAATATCGCAGGGCATGAGTACAAGGTATTCACGAATATTGAGAGTGGTCAGATGGTCACGATTAACTCGAGGACTAACGAAGTGCTGAAATA